CTGCGTATTCAACCTGAATTGCGTTATGGCGAGCTTTCTTCGCTGAAAATGTGTAATTAAACTCACCATTCTCTACGTTTGCGTTAGTGTAAGTCCAAACTGGATCGGCTGGTCTATCCATTACAACTGTTAGCTGTTGACCGTTCCACACCGGCATTGCTCGGAAGATTGAGCAGATGTCATTAATCACATCATACGCAGAGCGTTGTTCTGTTAGCCACGCATTACATGTGAATCTAGGCTCTTTACCACCAAAGCCATCAGGAACGAGTTGGTCACAATATTGAGCGACTTGGTATAAAGTCCATTTATCAGCCCCGAACTCACCTAATCTATTACCCAATCCGTAACGTTTATTTGTGACAATGTCGAATAAAACCCAAGCAGGGTTATCCGTCCAGTCTACTTTAAACGTACCATCCCAAACGCCAGAGTATTGTCTTGTTCTTGGATTGTAGTTACTAGGGATTTTTACTTTAATTCCCAACAAGTCATAGGTTCTATTTGGGATATTCCCGAAGTATTCAGAGTCAAATTTGACCCCGATTAAAGCGGTGTTTGGATATGTAAACTCGGTATCAATAACCTCTGTATAACTGGACCATACCGTGTTATTTTGAAGTCTTTGAGAGTTACTATCCGCTGTTAGTCGTTCAACCTTAATGGTAAACGGGACAGGCGGTAAGTTTTTAAATGTATGCTGTTGAAGATATTGGGAACTATACTTACCAAAGATTTTTACAGGGTAAACAGTGCCGCCTATAGTAATCGCAAGATTAACCTCGGTTTCTTTAATATCCCCGTTCTCTTCCACATTGGATAGAGACTGGACACCAATAGTGAATCTTAATCTTGAAACCTTGCTATCCGTGATTGTTCTTGTGATTGGAAGATTGTTTTTAACCTGAGCGCCAACGGAAACTTCTTTTTCAGAAGTATTAAACCCACCTAGCACCCCCTGAACTTGACTACCTACTCGGCCTTGCAGCGAAAAGTTTTTAAAGTTGTATGAATTATTGCTGTTTTGAACTGGCGTATTGTCTAGATAAACGGATTTCATACCGTTTGCCAATCCTGCTACCTCGCCATCGGAAAGAATCTCGACAATTTTTACAAGTTGTTTGCTACGACCAGTTTCTTTAGCCTCAACTGGCGTATGTGCGCCACCACCACCTTTACCCATTTTAAGACTCCCACGCTTCTAACCAAGGATAGATTTTTCCGCTCTTATCTCGATATCTATTTTTATCGATAATTCCGTTATTGCCGTTATTGCCGCTGCCATCGCCGCCTATTTTATTTCCTCGGTCTGCTAGAGTTGGCTCTCTGTCAATGTCCATAGTCTCTATGCCCTGTGAGATAATTAGTGACCCGACTCTAATTCGGCCATAAGCAAGCGGAACAGGGCGACCTTGCGCCGCCATATTTGAAAGATTTGAAAAGCTTGTTGATTGTTTCTTTTCCGCTTCTTTACCTGTTTTCATAGATGGCATTTTTGTAAGCATTTGAGCTACGCCACCAGCCATTAAACCGATACCGCCAGCGATTAACATCGTACCGCCAGCCCAAGAAGTAAATGCACCTACGACAACCATCACGGCACCGACTATCGTTTGAAATAAACCTGCTCTCTTTGAGCCTTTTAAGACGGGTGTAAAATGCACTGTTGCATTGTTTTTTAAGTGTTGATTTAACCCTTGCTCGAGATAGCGATTATCTAAGTAATCTCGACCGACCCTTACGGTAAACAATCCTTGCTGAATGAATTGTCTTAACTTCGGAATCTGACTGGTTAGAGCGTGCACCACTTCGGCAGGCGTCTTGCAATCTAGATTAAATTGAGTTCCAAATTGTTTAAGGGAACCGTAAAATCTAACGTTGACCATTCTCTGTGTCTCCAAATGCTGTGCGTGTGTTTAAGCCAATAACCATCGTACAAATCACGCTTAGATAATCGTTTTGGTGCGTGATGTAATACCATCTGCTCGCCTACATAAATCGCAGCGTGATTAGGCACATTTGCCCCTACGCTAATTAAAATCACATCACCAATTTGAGGTTCTGAAACTTTCTCAAATCCGCACTTTTCCATATTGTCTAAGTAAAGATTTAAACCATCTTCCCACCAGTAATCAGGGCGTTCGAAGTTAGGCAATTCACAACCAGATAACCTGTAAAAATCCCTGAATAGCGTGTAACAATCCGTTTCACCGTGACTGAATTCACGACCGATTAAAAATGGGATTTTCTGGAAAATGTGGATTTTCTCATCGCACACTAACCAAAAATCTAACTGGCTATATAGCTGCGTTTGTAAATCGGCTTGGGATAACTTTGGTTCGCCTTGTGGGTGTGAGTGGACTAATGCAGCAATCTCGCCTTTCTCTGATGCGTTGATGTAATCTTCTGGCGAGATTTCAAAGTGGTTCTCTTTATCCTCTGCTACGTTTTCACAAGGCATAAAGACTTTTTCACCGCCTACTAAAACAACAAAACCACAGCTTTCCTGTGGTTCTTTTGATTTTGAGTATTTGATTATCTCGCTGTGTAGTTTACCGCCCATCGCTTACCCCAACTTATCAACGCTAACAAATCCGCCATAGTTGTGTGTGTTGTTTCTTAGCTTACAACCAGTCAATAAACCACTGCACTTATCCTTTTTCGGGTCAGTGGTTGGTTGGTCTTTTTCGTCCGCTACCGCTCGACCTGTATAGCCACACTCAACACCACGATACAGCCAACTACAAGTCGTTGTAATCATTCGTCCGATTAAAGCGTTATCTGTTTCTGACGGTAAAGCTAGGGTAAATTGAGCTACATCTCGGTTAAGTGAGGATAATTGCTCAATCAAGAAATAACTTAATATTTCTTGAGACGGGTCTGCCTGCTTATTACCACTCTCGAAATTCACCGCATCGAGATAGTGCATATAGACCAATCTTCGTCTAACAACACCACCTAAACACTGCTCAAAGCGATTACAAAGTGCGGTAATAAATCCACCAACATTCCCTAGAGTTAGCGTTGGTCGGTTGCTTGGGCCACTGCCTGACATTTCAAACCCGTCTGCTTTAACCGCAAATGGCTCATAAGTCTTGCCTTGCCATACAATAGATTGTGATTTTTCGTTAGTTCCAGCATAAAAACGATATAGCTCACCACTAATCCCATCGCTATCACGCAACGGTCTTAAATCCACCTCAAACAGCTCAATGAGTGCGTTTTGTTCCAGTTTGGCAAGATCTAACTTGAATTGATTGCTAATTGCTTGCGGCATTATTTCCCCCAATAAAAAACCGCACCTAAAAAGATGCGGTTTTGCGTTTAGTTATTTCACATGGCAATATTTGCGGTTTCCAACAGAAATATCGGGCTTGTCTGAATCCACTCAAAGAAGAAATCTTGAACTTCCCACTCGTAAACATAATAAAGAAACATCATTGCGTGGAACATCTCATAATCCTCACGCATGACAACAAGCGCATGACAAAGCTGATTTACCGCCAGTTCGAAATCGGTTTCGGATACAAAAATATCTTCTAGGAATTTAAAATCTTTCCTAACTTTGTCGGTTATATCAACCTTTACAGTATCAACATACTCCAAACCGTATAGTGAGCAAAACTTCTTGCCTCTCTCTTTGATAACTTCTGGACTTATCTCTTTTATATCTGTCATTTTCGACCTCACTATTTGATGACAGCCACATTATAACGTACCTACGGCACTTCAGTGAAATTACAAGTGAACTCCGCGAAGTTTAAGCCCATCTTCGCAGGCCATTTACTGCAAATAACCTTGATATTCTTGCCGGTAAATGGGTCTTTAAAGAAGAAAGGATGAATCCCCTTGTGTCTTTTAAAAAATTCATCCACTTCTAGGCAGTCTTTGTTTTTAACCTTAACCTCAACGGAGTAGGAGCGGAGTAAACTATTAATCCCCTGCAATTGACGTTGAGTGTACCCGTCGCCAAACTCAATCGAGTTTACTTTCGGTTCGCTATCAATCTGAAATTCTGGTCTAACACACCATTTAAATGTTTCCATATTTACCCCTAAGCAAACACACCACCGGAACGCATATTATTTGAAATAATTCCGTTGGTTTCACTTCTTGCTATCTGACGAATCAGCTCCACTGTGATTTCGGTTTCGCCATTTCGCTGTCTTTGCTCAACATTGGCATTAACAGGCTCGCCATTATTGATTACTTTGACGGAAATACTTCCGCCAGCCATAGGCTTGTAACCAGTTGACGGAATAGAACCTACCAAACCACCACCAACATGACCGCCATTTGCAAATTTAGGGAATCTGCGTTGATTTAAGGCATTCATAAATCCAACACCATAGTGATCAACTGTACGGGATGTCATAACAAATTCATTGTTAGATAATCTAGCCAAGATAGAATCGCTTGTTCCGGTACCTTCTCCGACAACATGACCGCCTTTAGCAAAGCCTACGCTAGTGATTTGAGAGATAACATTAGCACCAGCCGCTGCAACCGCTGCCATATTTGCAAATTTTTGAGCAGGGGTAAATGCGGTGTTATCAGCCATTGCTTGCATTACTGCCTGTGATAATTTTACAGTTGCTTCAGCAATCGCAAATGCTTTGGAGATAGCGAACATTGCTTTATAAGCGGCAGATTGTTTTCCTGCAGACTGTTCAACCATAGAAGCAAGAGTACCAAAAGCTCCCCCTAAATCATTGAGTCCTGTAGCATACGATTCCATTTCCTTTTGGAACTTGTTATTTTTGTATTTATCAATGATTTCCTGTTTGCGTTGTTGGAATTCTTCTTCCGTGATTAACTTTTGATCGTTAAATGCTTGGAGCTGAGCAAGCTCTTGCGTTTGTTGATTAATTAGCTCTTGTTGCGGATCATAAAGTGCGCGCAATTGGTCTAATGGATTGACCGCACTTTGAGATCTGTTTTGAGCATAATCAAACTTCAATTGCAATTCAGCAGTATTCGCTTCACCACCTGCAAGCTGTCCTGCCTTTTTAAGTTCTTCAATTACAGCTAACTCATCATTTAAGTTCGCACGTAATAATTTCTCAGGCGCATACTTACCTGCAAGCTCTAACCGTTGACGAGCAAATCGCTCAGTGATAGCTGTTTTTGCTGTTTCATATTC